TCTTGCAAATATCTTTACCAGTAAAATCTTGATCTCTATACTCATCACCAAGTATTCTAATATCTATGTGAAACATCTCGAGTATGTCTTCAAGGTCTTGCTCAGTTCTATAGACAATTACTTCATCAACGTATTTTACCGCTGATAACTGAACTTGTCTTTCTACTATACTTTGAATCGGTGAATTTTTAGTTGGTCGATCTACTGATGGATCGACTTGTAAACCACATATTAAATAATCACATTGTTCTTTTGCTTCTCTTAACATAGATACATGACCAGCATGTAATAAATCAAATGTAGAAGCTGTAAAACCTATTTTCATATTATCCTATAAAATCATTTAATGTTGCACCAGCACAAACACCACCTTCTTGGATCGTGTTTACTCTGGCAATCTTACGTTTTGATATCAAATGAGGATTTGCTTTAAGCCAACAGTAAACTCCATATTGGCATAAACCTACCTCTGTTCCATATACCTTCATATTGTTTTGATTATGTTCAAATACTTTAACATCACCAACTTCAAAATTATGAAAGTGTGGATGAATATTTATTCTCTCAAAAAGTCGTTCTTGGTTATCTCTTAACCATACAACCATATCTGCATAAGGAAACTTCTTACCAGTCCATTTATCAAATATATGTTCTAATGATTCCCTAGCACCAGGTCCAGGAGCACAAAAGCTTTCATCATGATGAAAAGGTAAATATGGGTTTACTGAGTTTGAAGTAGCGCAGTGATACCCATAATATTCTCCAATTCCAGGTTTGGAAGTAAGAATATCATACATTCCTTTAAGAGAACTTGCATTCTCTATAATATTATCTATAGTACCGTCAGTAGTCCAACTGGCGATCCATTCGATAATATCAGCAAGAGTAGCTGTTCTATTGGCATCATTATACTTAATCCGGCAATAGTTTCTAGCAGCTGTCTGGATAGAAGTATGCAACTCAGTTGTACCGTAGAACTTCTGCTTTTGTTGCCTACCTATATCTATATATCTTTTTATTTCGTTCAGATAGTCAATATCTCCCTTGGCGATTCGTTCAAAATCAACATGGGCTTGCTTAACATCTGATATACCGGTGACCAATTGATGTATACCTCGAGCTCCATAGAAGTGAGATATAATCGTATTACCTATTTTATTAGGCATAGACAAAGTAGGAACAGTTACTATATTCTCAATGATGTATCTCATTCGATCATCTTGTAGAATATTGAAACCGAAATACTCAACATCAGCATTTAAAGCTGGATCTACTGAATCGTCATTCTCATATTTGTCACGAAGACCAAATTGCCATTCAGTTCTTTCGTTAACCTTTACTAGAAAATGTTCGAAGTCTTTAAATTTCTCGACGTTGAGATACTTCTCATACATGTCTCATGTTTTCCTTATAGGTTAAGTCATGATCTAGATGTACGATGTTAACCCAAGGAGCAAGTTTCTTAATCTCTTCGATCTGAATTGGATCATCTTCAAAATGAATTTGAATATCCTTTCCAGTTTCTTTAAGAGCATTAAGAATCATTGCCTTATGAACTCCTGAACCTGCTCTAGATTTATTATCAAAGTTTGTAGGATTATAAAATACTGTATTAAAAATACCTGCAGCCTCAAGCATTTCTTTAGTTTCAGGTTCTTCTTCAAAAGATCTACCAGTAATGATAACATCGTCAGGACCTGGTCTAACTCCGATCAGGCCCTTACGAATGTATATAACACCGTCAATATCAAAACTATTCATTAATAGTCCAATACTGCTTTATTGAATGTGTATGGTAATTTTTTAGCTTTTGGATTCTTGTTTGATTGTTGCTGCTCCGTCAAATCAGTAAATCTACGACGAGCTAAAGCATCACACTCAAATTTTGCATCTTCTGTCTTCATTTGTAATGGAGGAGATTTTTGAGTCCATGCTGAAGCACCTCTTAGATAACCTACAATACCCATTTCAGAAGCAACTTTACAGAATCGAATTGCTGATACTACAACTGAACCTGAGTTTGGAGAATCTTGTACAGATAAACGAGCAGTTAATTCATAACGTGCTCCACCAAAACCATAAGCAACGATATCAAGGTTTGCGATCTTATTATCTGAACCTACATATTGACCATTTGGTTTTTGTAACACTGTTAAACTTGGACCTGCATAAAGAGTCATACCAGCGATAGTTTCATCACGAACGATATTTTGTCCTTTAAGCACGTTCTCTTTAGAGATATGTTTAGATTCTAATCGATCTTCCTTTGCCATATTCAAGAAGTCAGTATTTGCTGTACGACCTGTTCGAACATTTTCTTGACCTTGTGTTGTACCTGCAGCCATGTTCATTTGAATATGTTGTGTAACCATTAAACCTGAATCTAACATCGCTCCTTGTAATACTTCAGATAATCGTGAAGCACCCCAACCTGATCTCATATCAGAACCAACGATTGTTAAACCATTATCGATAAAACGTTGTTCAACTTCTTGAGCAACTTCATAATCGATTAATGTAGGAATACAGTTAATGAAATGACATTTTGCTTTGATCGCAGCATCTACATAGAATTTAGTTGCTTCTTCTGAACCAACTGGTAAATAATTAATGATAACATCAACTCTATGATACTTCAATAATTCTACAACACGATCAAATGGTTCAGCAGGAATAGCACCGATCCTGAATGATACTTCTTCTGGATAGTCCAACATGTGTGGAGCTACGCCATCTAATAGAGGACCTGAATAAACCATTGCATCTTTAGATACACATGCTTCAGTAATATCGAACACATGATCCATTGCACAGTTTGGTAATGCTCTTAAAGCGTCTTTTAATGGGTGATTTACTTTACGAATATCCACATCGAAACCGCAAACGAATTCAATATCGTTTACTGTATATCCACCGATGTCTGGATACATTAGACCTACTTTGTCGTCTGGGTTCTCAATATAATACTGAATACCTTCAACGAGAGATTTGGCGCAGTTGCCTACACCGATAATTGCTACCTTAATTTTAGACATATTGTCTCCTTTATATCAGTTTATTTGAAGGTCAAATTTGGCTTGGTTTCCCAAGAGTAGGACCTTATTCAAAAAATGATTCCAATGATGAGTTTACTTCTACTACATTTTGTTCGTTCTTCCAATAATTCCATCGATGAAATTTTGGAGCCAAGTGAACTGACTTGGGTCTTTCCATATAAGTTTTCATGTACTCTAAAGGTGATATTGTATACCATTCGTTAGGCCATGTAAAATTATTCCAACCATTTCTTTCACAAATTCTAGCTAATTGATGACTAAAATAATTAACTAGTTCAGCTCTTTCTTCCTGACTTCCATAGAACGGAGTATCTTTAAAATATCCAGTCTTTGGCAATCTACGAGATTCATCTTCAATAGGAAGAGGACTTACCACTTCAACATTTTCAATACCAAGTTCTTTAATTTGTTTCTCATATTCAGCAAGTAATAGATCGATCTCTCCAGTTGGATTAGTCTCTCTCATTAAATGATGTCTAATATCGATGTTGCCATAATAAGTGGTAATGGTATTTATAGTGCCCGGATTAATACCATGATCTACCATTTCTTTTTTAATTGTTTTCTTTAATACACCACGAAGAGTTCTAGCATCCTTACGAATAACATTATATCCTCTTTGGTATACAGAGAATGCATGGCTATCGCCAATAACTAATCCATCAGAATCAAATGGATGAACTATAGATTGAATAGTTTTACATTTGGCTGATACAGCATTCCAATCTACATTTTTCCAATAGTCATCACATGCAGATAATCTACCTTTACATAGTTCACCATAATCAGGCATATCAATGTCTAATGATATTAGTTTTGTTTTAGTGGTTGCTATTCTTTCATAGAATTTTGCAGAGTCTTCAGATGCTCCACCAAATAAATTTAATGAACCTTGAAACTCCATACCATGATATAAGAATACTGTATCATAGTCATCCCATGATTCTTCATTATGAAGTACTTTAACTGGTTTTCCAAGAGCATCAGATAACTGACAAGCTCTCATATGAGCCCATCCAGCTTTGTGCGAATACTCTGAATCGGTTAATTTACCACCAATAAAATCTAATGCTATCATTTTCTTGATAACTCCGCGTAGTATGCAGTTTGACACATATCATATAAACTATATTGAGGTTTTAAAAGCTCAAATTGATTGTCAATAGATAATTTTGCAGGATCGCCAGCACGTCTTTCACCAATCTTTACATTAAGAGGTCCAGTAATACTTTCCATTGCTGAAATAACTTCTTTCACCGAGTACCCTTTTCCTGATCCAATGCATTCATACGGAGTGTTAAAGGATCCTTTGTCAATCGTATCAGCGATAGCCGTAGCAAGATCCACCACATGAATATAATCACGAACACAAGTACCATCAGGAGTATCATAGTCGTTTCCATAAATTTGCATTTCCTTTCGTTTTCCTGCTGCAACTTCAGCAGCAATTCTAATTAAATGAGACGATCTACCAACTTGTCTATTTTCTCCATCAGATCCTGCAACGTTAAAGAATCTAAATATAGTATAATTATTTGACTTCTCTTTAATAATATCTTCTGCTGCAATCTTTGATCTTGCGTACGGACTTGCTGGATCAAATGCTCCTGCAGTAGAAGCAAAGATAAAGTGTGGTTCACCTTGTTGTCTTAACATATTTAGTGTTCCACCCAAATTAGTACCATAATACTTAGATGGATACATAACACTTTCTTCTACTTGAATTAAACCAGCCAAATGAACTATAACATCATAGTCTTCATCATTAATATGTTTAGTCACGTCTTTAACTAGAATTCTATGACAGTATTTCATTACATCATTTTGCTTCCAGTTAATATCAAGACCAACTATATGATGTCCTCTAGCATGTAAGATCTTTGCTAAAGTAGATCCAATATAACCAGTAACTCCTGTAATTAATACTCTCAACATTTTCTCCATTGAGTAAATTTAAGTTTTGCTTCCATACCTTGGAAAGTATTGGTATTTATGGTTTCCATAATTTGATTTATTGACTTACCAGCCATGATCATTTCATTAACATCTTTTTCTTGTACAGTATCTGGCCATAGACAAACAGAATAATCTTCATTAATAAGCTTCTCAATAAACTTACAGATCTCTTTAGATCTTGGTTCGTTATCCATAATCAAAGTAGCATTAGTCTTTATACCTTGTGTAAATGGGATATCAAATCCAGCTCCACCGATTGCGATAGAATTTGGTACGAATATAGAATCAATAGGACC